TCCTATGCCCGTGCTACGACTGCTCGCACTGGTGTTCTGGACTGCTCTAAACTTCATACCTACAAATACAACGAAGACCTCTTCAAGAAGGTTACGACACTCGCAAACGGTAAGAATCACGGTCTGGTATTTGTTCTTGACTGGTCTGGTTCAATGTGTGATGTGATGCTGGATACGGTCAAGCAACTCTTTAACCTTGTCTGGTTCTGTAAGAAAGTTTCAATTCCGTTTGAGGTTTATGCTTTTACGACTGACTATCCTCTTGTTTCTTATGATGAGGATGGTAAAGCAAATATGCGTGAACTTTCCTATCAAAAGAAAGATGGTCTGATTCAAGTTGGTGAATGGTTCTCTATGATGAATCTGCTGACCAGTCAAGTGAATGGTAGGAATTTGGAAGAACAGATGAAGAATATTTTCCGCCTTGCTTATTCTTTTGGACGCAACTGCTATTCTCGTTATTCGATTCCTTTGGGGCTTTCTCTTTCAGGCACTCCTCTGAATGAGGCACTGATCTCTCTTCATCAGATCCTTCCCAAGTTTCAGAAGGAGAACAAACTTCAGAAAGTTCAGTGTGTGATTCTGACTGATGGTGAAGCGTGTGGTATTAAGTATCATCGTGAAGTAAAGCGTCAATGGGAAGATGGTCCTTTTATGGGAACCGCTGGTATTGGTTTTGGTTCATTCTTGCGTGACCGTAAAACTGGGAGCACTTATTCTCTGGATTGTGAATGGCATCAGATGACCGATGTGTTTCTTCGCAACCTGCGGGACAAGTTTGCCGACATTAACTTCATCGGTATTCGTGTTCTGGAAGGTCGTGATGCTGGTAACTTTATCCGTCGTTATTGTGGTTATTATGGTCCAGACCTTGAAAAAGCGATGAGTGCTTGGAAAAAAGAAAAGGCATTCACGATTAAAAAATCTGGTTACCATTCTTATTTTGGTCTTTCTGCTACTGCTCTTTCTCAAGATACAGAGTTTGATGTTGCTGAGGATGCATCTAAGGCACAAATCAAATCTGCTTTTGTGAAGAGTCTCAAGTCCAAAAAAATGAACAAAAAGATTCTTGGAGAGTTTATGGAACTTGTCGCCTGATAAATAATTCAAAGAGTTATACTAGGCACAATGAGCAGATTTACAGATTTATTTCAAGAAGAAGTTCCTAATTCTGAATCTGGTTTTAATGAAAATGCGACCGATCGTGATGGTGATGGATTAGTACAAGACGGTACGAAACATGAAAGACCAGCTCCAACTTCCAAATCAACCAGAAAGAAAACCACACTAGGATAAAATGAAAACATTTCAAGAATTTGTGGTAGAATGTTATTCTCTCCAAGAAACTTCTCTTACTCGTGTAATGAGCAACTCTCAAAAAGGTGGAATGGCAATTATGTCTGCTCAGAGAGGAGACAAATCAAAAGCAGAAAACAAAGCACGTTCAAAGCAACTTGAAAAAGATGTAAGAGGTGCAGGTCTTCCTGGTCCTACTAAGGTTGCTGGAAGATACACTGAAAATCCAGGAACTCCTCAGGAGAAAAAAGTAGGAGAAAAATCTCATATCATTACTCCTGGTAAAAAAGGTAAGAGAAAGTTCAAGAAAGCAATTGAAAAACTTGGTAAGAAGTATGATCAAGATTCTGTTTTGATTCAGCGTAAAAAGGGTGGAGAAGCAACTCTTAAAGGAACTTCAAAAACCTCTTGGCCAGGTAAAGGAAAGAATGTTAAAATAGGTAGTATGAAACCTGGTAGAACGGGTGAATTTGATACTAAAGTTAAGAACAAGACGTTCACTGTTGAAAAATGAAATCTAAATTCCCATTTGAACACGTCGTTAAATACGATACTAAAGAAGTTTGGGTAAAGTGTGATAGTGCGATTACAGCGATGGGCATTGGTTCTATCGTTAAGCAATTTTATCCTGGATATACTCCTCATATTGCGAGTGAGGATTATTTGAATAAATTGCGAAACCAGCAGGTCCAGTCCTGAAACTGTCACAGGGGGCACTCAACTGCCCCCTTTTTTCTTGTATAATAACTTCAGTTAAACAAAACCACCTAACTACATTATGCCTCGCAAGTCTGCTGTGAACGACGCCCAACTGATTGAGTCCCTTAAAGAACTGTATGGTTCTGAAATTACCACTGGTGACCTTCGTGGTTTCTGTGCCTCTCGTGGTCTGAACTATCAGACTGTGACCCGCCGCCTGGAAGACTACAAGACTGGTCGTGGGCGTTGGAACCTGGAAGTGACTCCTAGTGTTGTTGGTAAAATGGAGCAGGCATATCAAGCACCTGCCGCTCTCCCCGCTGTGGAACAAAACCTCATTCCTGATAAAGATGATACCTTCGTCAAGTTTGGTAACTTTAACGATATTAAAAAAATTATTCAGTCCCGTATCTTTTACCCTACGTTCATTACGGGTCTGTCGGGTAACGGTAAAACGTTCTCGGTGGAGCAAGCGTGTGCTCAACTTAAGCGTGAACTGATTCGTGTTAACATCACTATTGAGACTGATGAGGATGATCTGATCGGTGGTTTTCGTCTGGTGAATGGTGAAACTGCCTGGCACAATGGTCCTGTGATTGAGGCACTGGAGCGTGGTGCAATTCTTCTTCTGGATGAGATTGACCTTGCTTCTAACAAGATTCTGTGTCTCCAGTCGGTGTTGGAAGGTAAAGGTGTCTTCCTGAAAAAGATTGGTCGCTTTGTGAAACCTGCTGCTGGTTTTAACGTTGTTGCTACTGCCAATACCAAAGGTAAGGGTTCTGATGATGGTCGCTTCATCGGCACCAACGTCCTCAACGAAGCATTCCTTGAGCGTTTCCCTGTGACCTTTGAGCAAGCGTATCCTGCTCCTGCGACAGAACAGAAGATTCTGGAAGGCATCGCTCTGGACCTTGGCGTGGAAGACCGCGACTTCTGTAAGCGTCTGGTTGACTGGGCAGACATTATCCGCAAGACTTTCTATGATGGTGGTATTGAGGAAATCATCAGCACCCGTCGTTTGGTTCACATCATCCGTGCCTACAGCATCTTCCAAGACAAGGCAAAGGCAATCCAAGTGTGTGTGAACCGCTTTGATGATGAAACCAAGCAGTCCTTCCTGGAACTCTATGACAAAGTGGATGCTGACTTTCAGATGCCTTCTACTGGTCCTGAACTGACTGTAGAATACGTTGACCAACCTGCTCCTTTCTGATATAATTGGGGGAGGTAAAAATGTGCCTTCCCCTTATGAGTGATTCAACCTTTACTATTACTATGCCTGATAACAAAAATCATCTCTGGAAATACAACGAAGATAAGATTCTTAAAGACGTTGAAGATTATGTGACCAGCACTTATCACGGTCATTATTGTGGCGATGAATCTGGTTATGATGACATTCAAACAATTGATCTGATGGCAGCAAAGAAACTTGCCGCTGGATTTTGTCAGGCGAATATCCTTAAGTATGGTAGTCGCTATGGTGATAAAGATGGACGCAATAAGCGTGACTTGATGAAAGTTATTCACTATGCTATGCTACTGCTTCACTTTGACAAACATTATTCCCGTAAAGATAATGGTCTGACCGAATTCCGTTGATTATGAAACTCCCTAACAAAACTATGAAACTCTCTGACAATACCCTCGCTCTTCTCAAGAACTTTGCTGGTATCAACAACTCTATTCTTGTGAAGACTGGTAATCGTCTTCGGACTATTTCTGTTGCCAAAAACATTCTGGCAGAAGCAGAAATCACTGAAGAGTTCCCCCGTGACTTTGCGATTTATGACCTCAACCAGTTTTTGAATGGTCTGAGTCTTCACCAAGATCCCGACCTTGATTTTACTGAAGAATCGCACCTGAGTATCAAAGAAGGTAAGCGTCGTGTGAAGTATTTCTTTGCTGACCCCAATGTGATTATCTCTCCACCTGATAAGGACATCCAACTTCCTTCATCGGATGTTTGCTTCCAACTGGACAGCACTTCTTTGGAAAAACTGGTCAAGGCAGCAGCAGTGTATCAACTCCCCGACCTTTCTGCGGTTGGTGAGAATGGTGTGATTAAACTGGTGGTTCGTGACAAGAAGAACGATACTTCTAATGAGTATGCCATTGTGGTTGGTGAGACCGATAAAGAGTTCACTTTCAACTTCAAGGTGGAAAACATCAAGATTATTCCTGGTGCCTATGACGTTGTAGTGTCACAAAAACTTCTGTCACAGTTCACGAATCCGAAGTACAACCTCTGCTATTATATTGCTCTGGAACCTGATTCTACCTTCGGTTAATGGAATTTCTTCTTTATCTTACTCCTCAAGCAAAAGACATTCTCAATCAAATCTATAAAGCAAGATATTCTGTTAATGAAAATGTTGGGTATTGTAGGAGTAATAAAAATATTTTTGGATATGCAGATTTCAGTAAAAAATTTGTAATCTGCACCAAAAATATTAAAAATAGTGGATACGATGCAAAATTTTACATCAATGAAACTGTCTATCACGAAGGTGCTCACGTTGCTCATCTTTGTAACGGATATAAACCATTTGGTATATCTAAAAAAGATATGATTCTTCCATCTTTTAAATATCAAGATATTAGAAACTCAGTACAAACTTCCACTGCTTCTGCTCAAATTGAACACGAAGCATATTGGATGGAGGATAAACCTAATAAAGTAAAATATGTACTTCGCAAATACTGTTTCTGATGAATATATTCGTCACATCGCCATGGCCCGCTGAAAGTGCTATTTGTCTCCCCGATAAACATATCGTCAAGATGCCGTTGGAATGCTGTCAAATGCTTTCTATTGTCGCCTCTAGCAAATGGGGTCACAATTATGGCAATTTATATAAGTCTGATAACACTCCATACAAGACAGAAAAAGGAGCGTTTCGTAATCATCCCTGTACCAAATGGGCAATGGATAGTATCCACAATGCCTATTGGTTAATCAAGTGGGGAATGAACTTATGTGATGAGTATACAATGCGTTATGGTAAAGTTCACTCTTGCTATAAGACTCTTGTAGATGCTTATTATATTTTTCCAAAGGGAAAGATTACTGATGTAACTCCATTTGCAAGAGCAATGCCTGAAGAGTGGAAGTTTGATGATAGTATTGATACATTTACTGCTTATAAAATGTACATTGCTTCTAAGCCTTGGGTTGCGAGTAACTATCTTCGTATGCCTTCTCGAAAACCTGATTGGATTTAATTATGAAAGTTTATGATTACCGAATTGTAGAGTGCTTTGATTTTGATGAGATGACTACTTACTATCTTATTCAAAAATACAGTGTTGCTCAAGAAGAGTATGTCCTTCACTCACCTAAAAGATTTCCAGAACTTATGCAAGCAAAAGCAGCAATTAATATGTTGAGGAGATACAAACAACCAATTTATCATTATGTGGAGTGATTATTCCAAACTACACCAAATGTCGTTTGGTTATAAATAATAATAGTTATTGCTCTTCTAATGGAACTCGACGGAATTACTTACAAGCAATCAAAAACTTATCCAGACATTTATGTTAGTGTTTGTGGTAAAATTTTAAATGTAAAACCAATTGGGAGAGTTGATAAAAGGGATGGTTATGTTGTAGTTCGTGAAAAAAGATTGCATCAACTTGTGGTAGAATGTTGGGGTGAACCAAGACCAAAGGGTAGAGATTGGTGTATTGATCATATTGATGAGAACAAATCCAATAACAAAATAGAAAACTTGAGATGGTTACCTCGTTCAGAAAACACAAGAAGATCTCATCTTGGAAGATCAAATCCAAGAAAGGCAATAGTTCAAATGGAGGATGAAGTCAAACAAAAAATTAAAAATCTTTCAGAGCAAGGATTGTCTCAAAGAAAGATTGCTGATATTATGGGTAAAAACCAACGAAGTATTTGGAATGTATTAAATGAGGTTTATTAATGAGTGAAAATTTCTTGTTTGTTGAAAAATATCGTCCCCGTAAAATTGAGGATTGTATTCTTCCTGATGGTATTAAAAAAACATTTTTGGATTTTGTTGAGAAGGGAGAAATACCAAACCTTCTTCTTGCTGGACCCCCTGGAGTAGGTAAAACGACAGTAGCAAAAGCATTATGCGAAGAACTTGGAGTAGATTATTATGTCATTAACGGATCAGACGAAGGACGTTTCCTCGATACTGTACGGAACCAAGCAAAGAACTTTGCTTCGACCGTTTCACTTCAAGGAACTGGTAAGCACAAAGTCATCATTGTGGATGAGAGTGATAACACAACCGCAGATGTTCAACTCTTACTCCGGGCAAATATTGAGGCATTTTATAACAACTGCAGATTCATCTTCACCTGCAACTACAAGAACAAAATCATTGAACCCCTCCACTCCCGATGTGCCGTCATTGACTTCTCCATCAAAGGAAAAGAAAAAACCACACTGGCAGGATCCTTCTTCAAACGTTTACAAAACATCTTGGATGCGGAACGTGTACGATACGATCCTAAAGTCCTTGCCGAACTCATCAACAAGCACTTCCCAGACTGGCGAAGAGTCCTCAACGAGTGCCAACGATACGCTGTAAGCGGAAAGATTGATAGTGGAATTCTCGCTGCTTTCTCCGATGTTGCTGTAAATGAACTGGTTAAGAACCTTAAGGAAAAGAACTTTTCTGAAGTACGTAAGTGGGTCGTCAGTAATCTGGACAATGATACTACTGTACTTTTGCGTCGTATTTACGATTCTCTTTACGAAAGTCTGGTTCCTGGTTCTATTCCTGCTGCTGTGCTTGTACTCGCTAAGTATCAGTATCAAGGAGCATTTGTCGCAGACCAAGAAATAAATATGCTTGCCTGTCTAACTGAACTAATGGTTGAATGTGAATTCAAATGAAAAACAAGAAACTAAAAGCACTTATCCAAAAACCCCTGAGATTTCATCATCAGGACATTCACGAAGAACTTGATGAACTCAAAAAACAACATCAAGTCAAGTCTAAGTGGTACTACATTTTTTGGGGTGCCTGTGCCGTTGCTGTAGTTGGTGGACAGGTTTATGTTGGAACTGGATATCGTGAGATGGCAGAAGCAACTAGAAATACTGAAATTGTTGTGAGGTGTATGAATGGCTCTTCTAAAAATTAACAAGTGGGACCTATATGAGGTTCCCGTAAAGACAACTCCTGAGAATGTAAAGGAGGCAAATGAAGCATTATATCGTGCTACAATGAATTTACCTGCTGCCGCAAAGCACTGTGGTATGACGCAGAAAGAAATGAAACTCACTTTTAGAGAGTATTTGAAGTATCACCCTATTGATTATGACCAGTCTAAAGAGTCTTAAAACTGCCTTAAGGTATCCTGGTGGTAAGTCCCGTGCTTGCGTCAAGATGGACCCCTACTTTCCAGACCTCCGCAACTATGATGAATTCCGAGAACCATTTCTCGGTGGTGGAAGTGTTGCGATTCACATCACCAAGAAATATCCTTACCTAGATATTTGGGTGAATGATTTGTATGAACCTCTTGTAAACTTCTGGCAGCAACTCCAGATGTTTGGGTATGATTTGAAAAGTGAACTAGTTGATTTAAAGAATGCAAATAATACCCCAGGCAAAGCGAAAGAACTTTTCCTCAAATCAAAGGAACAGATCAATGATAAAACCGTGTCAAATTTTGATCGTGCTGTGGCTTTTTATGTTGTTAATAAGTGTTCTTTCAGCGGTCTCACAGAGAGTTCATCATTTTCTCAACAAGCCTCCATTTCCAACTTCAGTCTGCGAGGGATCGAAAAACTGCCTGCGTATTCTGAAATAATCGCAAATTGGCGTATAACTAATTACTCGTATGATTATCTGATGGATGGAAACAAGGGTGCTTTTATGTATCTCGATCCTCCTTATGACATTAAGGATAATCTCTATGGGCGTAAAGGATCAATGCACAAAGGATTTGATCACGATAAGTTTGCTGCTGACTGCGATGCTAACGATATGGACCAGTTGGTGAGTTATAATTCCGATCAACTTGTAAAAGATAGGTTTAAAAACTGGAACGCTGCCGAGTTTGATCTAACTTACACAATGCGTTCGGTTGGTGAATATATGCGTGAGCAAAAACAACGTAAAGAACTACTGCTTTTTAATTATGGAATTGAAGGACTGGTTAAACTCGATCAATCAGACGAAGCAACACCTGATTGACGAAGACCCTTCACTTGAGAAGGAATATGCACCTTATATTATTAATCGCTGCCTCTCTGGACACATTGATTGTATTATGTTTGCGAACGAAATGAATCAGTATCATTTCCTCCCCAAAAAACTTCAATATGACTTTTTTATAAATAGTCTGAGGAAAAAGAAGAGATTTTCTC